TCTTTAATTGATATACATCCATAAAATTGCAGAATTAAAACACATTCAAGAATATATTGGTACTGAAGACGGAACAGCTGGAACATTATTAATTCCTAAATTAATCCTGCCGATTCTTATTGAGGAAATAGAGAAAGCTCTAATCCCAAGAGAACTCGCATCACAATTTTGGGGACCAGCACAAATTCAAGGTTCTTCATTTTCAGTAAATCTTGAATCACCAGACACAATGGATGTGAGGCAAGTAGGAGAAGGAGCAGAAGTTTCGATGGATGCTGGTGAATATTCATCAGTTACATATACACCAAAGAAATATGGTGTAGCTGTTAGAATTACCAGAGAAATGATCGAAGACTCTCAATTTCCAATACTTGAAGCGCAATTAAGAGTAGCAGGTAAAAGATTCGCTGAAAAAGAAAACGAATTGATACTGACAGCACTTGACGGTGCAGGAACAACTGTAGCGGGCGGAGCGGCAATAACTTTGTCGAATATCACCGAAGCAATGGCAGCATTAGAAAACAACAGCTATAGCGCAACCGATATGATTATCGGAAACGAAGTTCTTCAAGACCTTAGAAATATCGACACATTTGTAGAGGCCAGCAAAGCTGGTAATACAGAAATGTTGAATAAAGGATTCTTGGGAAACATCTATGGAATGAATGTTGTACGATTTGATGATAAAGCAAGTCCAACAGCTGGAACCTACAAGAAATACGCATACATTATTGACAGATCACAGGCATATGGCTTGGCTGTTAAAAGAGATTTAACTGTAGAGAACTTTGATTTGCCAACTTATGATATGCAAGGAGCATGTTTAACTTGGAGATTTGATGTTCAACTACTTAGATCAAATGCAGTAGCAAAGATCACCACAACCTAAATCTGAAGTGATTTAAGTGAAGGGGTAGCCCAGACACACCCGAAAGGAGGAACTGGTAGAAGGTAAATCCCCTATTTATAATTAAAGACAATCGGATAGACGAGATAACTAAATAAAAGGAGAAAAAATAAATGACAACAATGAATGGAAGCGTAGTCGGATTAGTTGATGGACTAAAACAAGGTATTGGTGTTAGTGGATTAACTGTTCCAAACAGCATTATAATCAATATGGGCGCTCCAAATAACATAATAACCACCGGAGTAGGAAGTTCTATAGCTTTGGATGTAGTTAATGGAGAATTCTATATGATTAAATCAGCAGGCGGAAGTACCTGGGTACATTTAATTAGTGGAACGTAATTTATAAATTTAATATATATTTATAATCATGGCATTTAAAAAAGGTAAAGTGTCTTGGAATATTGGAAAAACCAATAGTATTGAGACAATAGAGAAAATTAAATTGCAAGAGAGGTGGAGGAAATCGCATTAAATACTATTGGGGATATAGCAACGCATTTAATTGAAAACTTTCCAAATATCCCTGCAGGGGTTTCTGGAAATTTAATAGAAATTGTTAATATGGCCCGTGTAGAAGTAGAAAACTTTACGGGCCAAACAATTGGTTCAAATTCCATAGATGATAAATATCAATCTTCAATTGTTAATTTAGCCAAGGCAGATTTAATAGATCAGACATATATGTATGCAGGCCAATATGCCGTTTCTGGAACACAAACAGCAATTACTACAGGGGCACAATCAGTTTCATTAGAAGGATTAAGAATAGATGAAGGAACGGGCGGAGCAACAGTTTCAGCAATTCAGGCCCTTGGAGGATTAAATAAATCTGCAGCCCAGCAATTTAGAGAAATGGCAGAACGATCAATGAAATTAATTGGGAGAAAGATTAGATTCGGAAAAACGATGGTATAATGGCAGGAAATACAATATCTATGTTCAGGGGAGATGACAAACAATTTGATTTACATTTTGCTTATTCTGGAACAGGAAGTCCTTTAAATATTACGGGTTTTTCTGTTTATTTTACAGTTAAAAATAGTATATCCGATTTGGATGGAAGCGCTATTATTCAAAAGATAGTAACTACACACACAAGTCCAATTAACGGTTCAAGTAATTTTATATTAAATAATTCAGATACTTCTGGACTTAGTGAAAAAACATATTTTTATGATATTCAGTTTAAGAATACGAGTGGTCAAAGAACTACAGTTACGCGTGGAAATTTTGTAATAACAAACGATATAACTTTAAGTTAAAATGGCCGATATAGAAGTAGAAATATCTGAAAAAGAAAACATAGATGTAAATGTAGGAACATCACAGCCAATAGACATATCTATAATTGGGACAGCAAGCGTATATTCTGAAACCGATCCCCTTTCAATTCATAAAGACGGAAGTTCAACTACATCTGCAAAAATTCCGTTTGTAAAGGGGGCAACAATTGGAAACGTTGAAAGCACTATTTCTATAAATCCCGTTTTATCTATTGCTAATACAGACGAATTAAATCCTTATTTTGTAGTTAGAGAAACTGAAAATAATTTAGAAATTATAAATGGTTGTGATATTATTAATGAACCATATAGCGCAATTGTTGGGGCAGTTTCAAATCATCCACTCAATTTGAGGTCTAATAACCACAATTTTGTTACGATAAATACAGACGGGACGATTGTCTTTTCTGGATATGGGGCAGGATATTTGCAAACAGATGCTGATGGAAATATTACTGCTGGAAGTGTTCCAGTGGCTTCATTGCAGGCAGTAACAGATGTTGGAAATTCAACAGATAACAGTGTTATCATAAGAGAAATTACTTTGGGAGGATTAAACGCCTATTCAATAGAGGGTGAAACTGGTGTTGATTTGGGGATTGATGGGACTGTTTATTATGAATTAGCATCAAATCAAAATGTATTTTATAGACCCGTCCATATTGGAAGTTATAACGAAATGAATAACTTAATTTTTGGCGGTATTACAACCAATTACATTTCCTATTTAACCTTTGCTGGTTCAAGTAATAATGGCGGTTTTATTTATAATCCAGCCACTAACCAACTACAAGTAAATGGCGCATTAAAATTAAATTCACACACTATAGACGGATTTGTTAAAACCTCTGGAAGCAATGGAACGTTGGCTATTGATACAAATAGTTATTTAACTTCTGAAACAGACCCAGTATCTCTACATCTTGACCAGACCACCCCACAAACATTCACTGGTGGAGCTGTAACAGGAAATGGTATTTTAAAAGTAACTTCTGGAACACTCGGATTAGATACAAATAGTTATTTAACCTCTGTTCCATCTCATAATACAACCCACGGAGTAACTGGAAGTGATAGTGTATTTCCAGCAGACCCTAATGCGGATAGGTTTTTAATGTGGGACGATAGTGAGGGTGCGCTGGTATGGTCTTCTGGAGGCGGGACAGGTGCAACACAACAACTTGATAATTTAAGCAGTGTAGCAATAAATACGACATTAATTTCAGACACAGATAATACCGACGATTTAGGTTCAAGTGCAAAAGAATGGAAAGATTTGTATATTGATGGCATAGGATATATTGATGAAATCCAAATGTTGGATAGTGAAAAAATTCGTTTTGGAACAGGGCAGGATTTGGAGGTCTATTTTGATGGAACTACGGCATATATAGATAATTTAGGAACACAAAATAGCGATATTCTTGTAAGAATTAATGATGGCGGAACAACAAGAACAGCAATACAAATCCACGGAAGCGAGGGTGCGGTGAGCTTTCCAAGACAAAGCCAAGCCCAAGGTTCACTTTCTGGCGACCAAACAATTTCACATTCAACCTATACAACAGTGGTGTTTAATTCGGAATATGATGTTTTGGGCGAGTTTAATACCTCAACAGGCGGTTTTACTCCACTTACTAATGGGAATTATTTTATAACTTCAACTATTACTTGGAAAAATACTGATGCTAATAAGCTTTATGTTGTAAGAATTTATAAAAATACCGAACAGGGAGTGGCAACTTTTTATCAAAGTGCGGCGGCTGGCACTTATACACCGATGGCTGTTTCAGGTCTTGTAAGTTTAACAACATCAGACACATTATATATTAAAGTTTATCAAAATAGCGGGGGAAATGAAAGTATAATGGGCAGCGAAGGTTGTTGCATTTTTACGATTTTGAAGGTAGCTTAATATGAAAATAATAAAAAGAACAGATTGGATGGAAAAAGAAATTATTTTTTTAGATGAATTTCGAAATCATCCAGTTATAGAAAAAGGTTTAACTGATGACGAAATTATCAATAAGCTAACAAATGAGGAATGGTCAGACGGGAAAACTTGGGTTGAGTTGCAGAATGAAATATAGAGGAAAAAAATATGACAACAGAAGATATATTAAATAAGGGATTTAAAAAGATAAATGATAATTTTGGAAAGATCATAAAAATAACTTATTATACTCAGTCATATGACGATGTATATGATGAACCAGAATTTTTAACATATTCTGGAGCTATTTGGACAAGCGGGATAATATTGCCAATAAATAGATTAGAAGGAACAAAAGATTATATTTTGCAACAACAGGGCAGATTACAGGATAATGATTTGCATTTATTTATTTCTGGAAATATCAGTTTGGGAGCATCTGGGACACCAATAAAAATACAGGCTGGAAGTCCAGAAACAAATTCGGAAGCATTTACAACAATCAATACAGGAATTCAAGAATATAATGTTAGAAATATAAGCATTTTTAAAAAAGCATATATCAGAAAATTACCAACTGGAAGTTTTACTGGAGAGGTAGCATATGGTGGTTAAAATAGATATCACAGGTATAGAAGGAACAAAAAAATATTTAAAATCAAAAATGAACAATATAAAATCACAAGAAAAAACAGGATTAAATAATGCAACAATATTTTTACAAGGAGAAGTCAAATTAAGTATTGCTGGTCACAGGGCAGAACCAACGAGTGTAGATACTGGAAGATTTCTAAATAGTATTGATTTTAATGTTGGAGATTCCGATGCTATTGTATTTACAGACATAGAATATAGCAAATTTTTGGAATATGGGACAAGCAGGATGATTCCACGTATGCATTTCAGGAACACAAAAAGTAGAAATCAGGGAAATATCCAAAAGATAATTAACGAATCAATAAAAGGAATTTAATTATATACAGAAATAATGAATATTTAAATACAATTTATATATTAAAATAATGAGCAAGCGAGCTCAAAAACGCTAAGCGAAGCACATGGCAATTAATTCAGATACATTTGTAAGGGATATTTTACAGTTTATCAAGGAAGATCTAATCAAGAATATAACCGATCCAATTGAAGCAAAAAGAATAAACAAAAGTTCTAAATTTATTATGACAAGTTATCCCCAAAGAGAAACATTGTATCCATTAATTACGATTAAAGGAATAAATTATTCATTCTCGCGCGCAGGCATGCAAACAACAAATATGGATGGAATAGTAACATTGGAGATTAGAATTTGGGCTACAAATGAAAAAGAAAAAGATAACTTATTTACACAAGTAATTAATAGATTAAAAAATATTCAATTTACTATAAACGGAAGTGTAGAATATGAATTACATGATTTTAATATGCCAAGTGCAGTAGAAATACAAGAAGAAGGAGATGCAGGAATAAAATCAAAAGTTATGGAAGTAGTCTATAAATTTTACAACATATGATTATAATTAAATTAATTCAATTAGAAAGGAGGTAAAATGACAAGATTCATTAGTGATCAAAACAAAGTAGTTATGCGTTATGAAAGTGGAACATATGCGGTTCCTTTGGCGACAGGCAAATGGGTTGGAGAAGTTACTGATCATAGTTTGGATGATTCAGAAGGATATCTAACAGATTATTTCTTGGGAGATAATTCAAGAAGTGTTGGTAGATACGAAAGAGGACCAAGCGACGCTACAGGAACAATAACATATCATCCTGTAGATATGAATTTAATTGCGCATGCAATTGGGTCTGTTTATGAGGCTTCTGGAACAACATTTAGACACGTTACAAGTGAAATAGGCACAGATGTTATACAAAATCCATTCATTAGTGGAACAACCAGAGACGCAAATACGCCATATAGTTTCACAATAGAGGATTCAAAAACAGCGGCAGGAACAGGCAAAAATTTCGTTAGAACAGTAAAAGGATGTGTTATAGATAGTTTAACATTGACAGCTGCACAGGGTGAAAAAGTTGTTGTAGAGGCAAACTATATTGGACAAGGAGTAGATTTTAGTTCTGGCAATACGACAAATGTCACTGTAGCGGATCAAAGACCATATTTATGGAGCGATTGCGCACTTACAATGGCTGGAAGTTCTATAGATACAACAAAAGAACTATCTATAGAAATAAATCAGAATATAACTGGGCCACACTATCTAAATGGTTCAAGAGTTATCGGAGAACCTTTCTTTGGAAACAGAGAATATGCTCTCAATGTAACAGCAGATTTGGATACAGATATTGGAGCTATGCTTTATAATCAGTATTATAAGGGCGGCAGCACATTAAATTGGAAGTTAGATATGAATGCGGATACAACAGGATCCCAGCATGTAACTATAACTGTTAGTGGAGCAAGAATAACGTCTATGGAATTGCCAAGCGTATCAGAAGGTATAAATGAAACTACTTTCGTTGTTAACGCGGGAAGTATGAACTTATTAGATTGGGTCAATCCAACTGTAATCGGTTCGTATAATCCATATTAAATAAATTTTTTATTTTTATCTTTTTATTTTTAAAGATATTATTAACTAAATTAGTGGAGGAAAGATGAAAACACAAAAAGTAGATATAGAGGGAAAGACATACGAATTAAGAGAAATATCTTATATAGAAGCATTAGAGTTAGATGGACTAACAAAGGCAGAAGCAGCTAAAAAAATTTTGGGTTTTGCAACAGGACTAAAACAAGAAGAAATATCCAAAATAGATGTTAAGACAGGAATAGAACTTAATAAAGCCATCATGGATCTTATAAAACACGACCCTTTGCCCCAACCAACCGAAGAACAGAAACAGAATTGAGTCTCTGTAAATTCTTTAATGGTTGGACATTAGAATACGTTAGAAATATGTCTCTTAAAGATTTTAATCAGGCAACAATGTTGATGAATAAATTTAATAGAGAAAAAAGAAAAGCAAACAGAAAAAATGGTAAATATAGGTAATGCAATTGCAGAAGGGGCAGTTATAGCAATAACAATAAAAGCTATTGATGAATTTAGTAATGTTTTTGGCAAGGTAGAGGGGTCAACAGACAAATTAACAAACGTTATGAAGATAAGCACTTCTGCAATTTTGGGGGTAGGTACAGCAATGGCCGCATTGGGGGTTTCTTCTGTAAAAGTGGCAGCAGATTTTGAACAAACAAAAGTAGCATTTACTACCATGTTGGGATCTGCCGAGGAAGCACAAGTATTCTTGGCACAATTAGCAGATTTTGCAAAAAAAACTCCATTTACTCTCGTTGGAGTAGAAAAAGCAGCAAAGCAATTAATGGCCGTAGGGTTTGAAGCAAATGATGTTATACCAACATTAAAAAGTGTAGGAGATGTAGCATCAGGACTTAGTTTAGGAGAAGAAGGATTACAAAGACTTATTTTAAATCTTGGACAGGTTAGAAATCAAGGAAAATTAACTGGCAGGGAATTAAGAGACTTTGCTGTTGCGGGTGTTCCATTGCTTGATCAATTAGCAAACCAATTGGGAGTAACAGTAACGGCTATAGAAGAGATGGTTTCTGCTGGAGAAATATCTTCTGATATGGTTATAACGGCATTTAATAATATGACTGGAGAAGGGGGAAAATTTGAAAATCTTATGGCAAAACAAGCAGAAACAGTTAAGGGGAAATTTTCAAATTTACAAGATACAATAACACTTCTGGCTCGGGAGGTTGGAACAGCCCTATTACCAATGATATCAAGTCTGGCAGATAGTTTTCTAAATGATGTTTTGCCAGCAATTAAACCACTTATTCCGCCATTTACTGAATTAGCAACAAAATTATTAAATAAACTTGGAGAAATCTTGCCAGAAGTAACTCCTTTACTCATTAGATTGGCTGATATATTTATACAGATTTTTGATGCATTGATACCAATAATAGATCCTTTATTGGATTTGTCATTCATTATACTTGATGCAATGTTAAATGCATTGGAACCTTTAATGCCGGCATTAGTAATGTTGACAGAATTGCTTGGAGAATTATTAAATGCATTAATGCCGTTATTGAAACCTATTATAGAAATAACTTCTCTTATATTAGAACTTGGACTAAATGCAATATTTACTGTTTTAGGGCCCGCAATAGAATATCTTACTCCAACTTTTAGAATAATGGGGGAAGTATTAAATATAATTATAAACGCAGTATCAACTTTGGTGGGGTGGATTTATGATTTAGCAAATGCATTGAGCGGAGGACTTCTTGGAAAATTGAGTGATTTATTGGGATTTGAAATACCATCAAAAAAGAATTCTGATGGGGGATCTCAAAGTTCAAAGCCAGATAAACGGCCAGAACAACAAAATATTTCAAATCTAAATCAAGATAACAAAGAAGAACCAACACATACAGTAAATCCTGTTATAAGTTTAAATGATTTTATTATAACAAAAAGGGGAGAAATAATTAAAACTAATCAATTAGATAATTTGATTGGGGTGAAAGATTTGAATAAATTAATAAGACCAGAAATAATGCAATTACCAGTAAATGTTGCGCAAATGGATAAACAACCTAATGAATTAGATGAAAATGGCATTAACATAATAATAAATATAGATAGAATATATGGAATTGATGCAGACGATATTTCTAACGCATTGCAAAGAAAATTAAATGTTCTAATTAGAAGATGATTAAGACAGAAGTATATATAAATAGTCAAATTATCAGTGATATAAAAGATATTCGAGTAAATAGATCTCTATCAGAAAATAATGGAGCATCTAATTTTACTATGAGTCTTAATAATAAATTTGGACAACATAAAGATAGTTTTAATTTAAATGACGATATAAAAATATATATAGATGAAGGAGAAGGAAATTATTTATTGTTTGGAGGAGTATTGGAAAATATAGATTTTGGGGGAGAAGGAACAAAAGAGGATTTAGAAATTAGCGGGAGAGACTATTCGGCTATAATGCAAGATAGATTAATTCAACCGATAGCTTATCGAGATACAGAAATTAGTCAAATAGTTATAGATATAATGCACAACAATGTACCAGAAATAAGCACAGACAATGTAAAAACGACGGATACAAATATAGACAGAATAACTTTTAATCATCTAAATGTATTTGATGCTATAAAGAGTCTGGCAGAAACTGCAGGATTTTATTTTTTTGTCAGCCCAAATAAAGAATTATATTTTGAACAAAGAGGGCTAAATCCTTCTGAAGAAACATTAGACAATACAAATATAATAGAGGGAAGTTTTAGAAATAACGACCATGATATATATAATTCTGTTTGGGTATATGGACGCAGAATATTGACAGGTTATAAAGATAATTTTATTGGGAATGGAACAGGAAGTGTATTTACGTTAACAGATAAACCGCATAATACAAATGTTACAATAAATGGATCACAAATTCAGCCAGGCGGAATTGAAGGAATGGATAATCCTCAATATGACGATATTAAATATTTGGTAGATTTTGATAAAAAACAAATTATTTTTACTTCAGGTATATCGGCGGGAAACAATATTCCTCCAAATAATGGAAGTATTATTATAACTTATGATCGTGGAACTCCAATATTAAAATATAGACAAGATAATACAAGCATTCAAAATTATGGATTGAAAACAAAATTGATTGTAGATAAAAATATTCAATCATTTGAGGAAGCAAGTCAAAAAGCAAACACCTTTTTGACAGAAAATAAAGATCCCATTATAGAAGGGAATTTAAAATTAAATAAAATAGTTAATCTAAATCCCGGAGAAGGAGTTACTGTTAATTTGCCTAATTTTGGAATAAACAATCAAGAATATACAATTATAGAATCATCATATCAATTTAGTCCATCATCAACATACCAAGAAGATATTCTCTCTGTTAGATTAAATAAAAAAGTAGATAAATTTGAAGATACAATTAAAGAAATAATATTAAATCAAAAAGCATTGGAAACAAGTGAATTACAAGGATATTTAACAAATTTTCAATCGTCCATCGGCAGTATAGGAGTACAAACACATTATGAATTATGGACATCTAATGCAACAAAAACGGCATTTAAATTTCATGTGGAAGGAAGGAACAAATTTAATAGCCAAAAGGCGGTTCTTGGTCCGTGGCTTGTTGGAAGCAATTTATTAATTTCGGGAGGAGTATATTGAAAGGAGGTCAAGATGATAACAGATAACGGATTAAATGGAATATCTATAGCAATGGGAGGGGGGAGTTTGCCAGCATTTATAGCCATAGGAATTGGGAGTTCTACGGTTACAAGTGGAAATACTGCACTATTAACTGAAATAGATAGAAACACAATTACAACTTATGATCCATCCGTATCAAAAGAAATAACATATATTACAGATTTCAGTTCAACAGAATTATCTGGAATATTGTTAAAAGAATTTGGATTATTTGATTTATCCAGCGGAGGAATATTATTTCAAAGGGAAGTAATTGGTAGTGTTCAATTTGATGGAAGTTTAGAATTGCAAATCCAAATGACACATAAATATGTCAGACCATAAAGTATATACTGCTTTAATTAATATATTTAAAATAAAAAATAGATAAAATAATATGGCGCAACTTTATTCAAGATATACATCTGGTACAGAATTCTCTGCCGGAGCGATTAATGGAAGTATTCTTGGGACAAGTGGAATTAATCCCATTGTAGATAGACTTAATTCCATATCTACTGATAATTGTTTAATTACTGGTTCTATTATATCTGGGACTGCAACAAATATTTATGATAATTTATCACAAAACGGAAGTATTTATACAGGGATATTTTCTGGAACATCTAACTTTTATACAAAATATCAGACAAATAATTTAATTATAGGGTCTGTAATAAGTGGAGCAACTATGCAAAATTTTCTGGGAGATCATCTTGGATCATGGATTCCAATGGCCGTAAATGTAGTATATGGA